GCCGGCGACACCGCATATCTAGCGGCGCCGGCGGATTGGGGACCAAATGAGCAGGAAACCGGCGGTCGCGTCGCCGACCTCTCGCCTGCGCTCGCTGCTGCGCTTGGGCTGGTCACAGACGATGAGTGCGAAGTAATTTACCCGGCGCCGGCCTGGGGCGAAGAGGATGTTTAAACATGACGCCGGGCGTTGCTGAGGAAGCTGGTCAGACTGCGCGCAGCTTCATTGATGCGCTGAAGACGCAGCCGGCGGTGCTGGCACTGATCATCAGCAATCTATTGCTGCTCGGGTTCATGTTCTACGCGCTGCGCGCGGGCGCGCAATTCCGCCAGGACATGATCAAGGACAATTTCACCTATCAGCGCGAGATCAGCCAGCTGTTGGCGCGCTGCGTGGTGCCGGAGAAACCGCCCGGTTAATTCAGACCGGCGGCGTCAGCTTGCCTGATGGCTGACGCGCGGCTTCGGCCTGCCTGTTGATCAGTTCTATGTCGGCATCGAACGCCATTTTCTTGTAGCGGCTTTCCTTTTCGTGACGCAGACACCATCGCATTGCCGGTGGCAATGCCACCCAGGCGGGGCGCAGCGCGGCGGTGCCGCCGTTCATCGCGGTCACCGCCATATGCTGGTCGGCCTTGAGCGCGTCGGCGAAGGCAACGCCTTTCGACAGGTCGAAATTGGGCTGCTGCCCGGTCGGGACCGCCGCATCAAAATCAACCGCCGCCCCTGCATCCTGTGGAGGTTGGGGCTGTGGCGCGGGGGCGGCGGGTTCCTGCGCCGCAGGGAGGGGGGCTTCGCTGGACGGCGCAGGTGGCACCATTATAACACGCCGCGCGCGTTTTGGTTTCACCGGCGCTGCCGGCTCCGGCTTGTCGTCGAACTCCTCCGGCGAATAGACGCCGAGCATCAGTTCCGGGGTATGCCGGCGCGCCCACTTGCGGGCGCCGTGGTACATCAGCTGCTGGTCCGGTTGCTTCACCCATTGCACGTTAGCCGTTTTTACATTCTTGAGCACGACATCGACCACGCGCGGCTCGGCCTCGCCGCGCAATGTGCCGCTGACGATAATGGTTTGATCTTCGCCGCTGCCATGGAATTCATAGGTGAGCCGCCGGGTCAACTTGCCGCGCGCATTGATCACGGCAGCGACCAGCTTGCCGCTGTACATAATCTTGCCTTGGATCACCGAGCATTCCTGCGCCACCGCGAACGGGTCCATGTCCCAGCGCACCGCCTGCATGATGACCAGCAAGCAATCGGCCGGCGATTTCTGCAGTGCCAGCGGCACCAGCTTGGCGGTGGCCATCAGTTCGGCCAGCTGCATCGCCTCAGTCATGCTCGTCGGCATCAAGCTGAAGCGCGGTACGATAATTTCGTCGGGCTCTCTCACGGCTATCTGGTTCATGGTTCCTCCCTCAGATGTTTGCGGTCGGCGCGATCGACGGTGATGGCGATGCCGCAGCCGAACGCCTTCTTGGCGTCGCCGGGCACCAAGCTCTTGAGCACCTTCTCGGACTCGCGGGCGCTCTCGGCAGCGCCGCGGCATTGCAGCCACTGGGCGGCGTGGCGGTGCCAGAGCGGGATCTCGCTCATGTCGTAGGCAAGTTCGCGCAGGCCGGGAGCCGGCACCGCCGGCAGCGTGACCGGCGGCGTGCGGTCCCATACCGATTTCATAAACAGCTTGGCACGCAGCAGCAGCTTGCCGATGTATTCGTTGTCGCGCGGGACGAACTCGACGACCGGCTCGGCGCCGTAGATGCTGACACTCAGCGCGCACTGCGCGGCGTCGGTGACGAACATGGTCCATTGCAGCTGCGGCTGGTACCGCTCTGCCACCAGTTCGAGCGGCGGCCGGGTTTCAAATGGATTGGCCGGCGCCGTGTCCTTGCATTCGACCGGGCAATGCAGCCGGTCGTACCAGGCATCCAATGTGACCGCCGCCCAATCAAAATCGAAGCTGTGCACGATGTCGCCGACGCGGCTGATAGGTCCTTGTTTTCGGTAGAACCAATACAAATTCAAGGCTTCGGTACAAGAACCGTGCTGCGCGCGCCAATCATCGGAGAGGTCGAGCGGCAGATAGTCGGGATGGCCGGTCATCAGCTGCCACTGCCGCAACACGCCAGCGTCGTCGCCGTTCATCAACGCCGGCATGAACGACCCGCTCAGGCAAGTCCTGTGCATTTCCTCCTGTTCTTTTGTTAGTTGCCGCGGAACCCACAGGCCGTTGCGCGGGGCGAGCATTTCATTTGACCTGGTCATAGCGCGGGGCATAGCTTGGATTCGCGGACATTAATCCGTATGGCTTAACACGGCAAGAGGCAGGACGATGAAACGTGTGTGCAAGATCTATAGCGGCGAAGAAGCACAATATCTGGTGACGCATTGGCTGCAAGGGGCGAGCGCTAGCGAGATAGGCGCCGACCTCGGCGTGACGCGGAGCGCGGTGTGCGGCTGGTTGCACCGGCATCCGCTCACTGCCGGGCAGCAGGCCGAACGGACGGCGGCGGTGGCGGCGCGGCCGCGGCCTTCGGCACTCGAGCAGGCCGGGCGGCTCAAGGCGCGCCGCGCCCGTTACCGGGCTTCGCACCCGGCGCCACGTCCGCCAAGCGCCAAGGCATCGACGCCGGTGCCAGCCCCGCAGCACCGTATCTGGAACCTGAAACCGCCGCCAATGACGCCGAAAGAACAGTTACGCCGGGAGTTCGAACAAGCCTGGATCAACACGGCAGCGCTGGGGCGGCGTCATGGAAATCACACGGTATGAGCCCGCTGCTGCCGACCGCTGTCCTGTTCTTGCTCTTCACAGTCACGCCGCGTTTTTGCTGTCGCGGTTGAGCAATGGGCTCGAGGGCCGCACTACTACTTGTCTGCCTAGCCTGGCCGAGCGGGGCTGGCTTGAGCAGCGCTCAGCTGCCTTGGGCCGTGCCCTGGCGCCTGGGCCGCACGAAAGGGTTGTTCTGACCGTCCGTAAGCTGCTGCTGTTATTTCAGGTGACGCGGCGCTGGGATGCCGACACGCTACGGGGCATCACGGCGAGTTATTCCGCCTTGGCCGGTGACCTACCTGCCTGGGCGGTGGCAAGCGCAGCCGGCGACCTCGCCAGAGGGCTGGTGCCCAGGGCATCGCTGGATTGGCCACCGTCACCGGCGCGGCTGTGCGCTACCGCGCGAGAATACGTAGTTCCCCTGAAAGCCGAGCTTTGGCAGATCGAGCGCATCCTCAAGGCGGTGCCGCGGACATAACCCCGTGTCGCGATTTGTCGGGTTATGTCGCCACTTGTCGCTTGACAGGAAATGCGACGCGCCCCGCAGGTGTGGGCTGCGAGGCGCGTCTACCTGCCGGCCATGCGTCGGACCTAGACAGGCCGGCGGATTTTAATCCTCCGCTGTGCTCTCGGTGACCTCGACTGCCAGCACCTTGGTTTCCGAGGAAAACCCTTCAGCGCGGCAGTACTGGCAGAACCCCAGCGCGGGCGGCTTGCGCTTGTCGGTGACGATGATGTCGCTGCTGCGCTTTTGACAGCGCGGGCAGTACATTTGGAACAAGTACTTCATGGCCGCACCACGCGCAGGCTACGCAAGGTGGCCCAAGTACGGCGCAAGTCAGGAATGAGATCGTTGCCGGTGATAACCGGCACGCTAATCCAGCGTATCCGTGCGCCCTTCTCGCCAGCCACTGTGCCGAGTTCGATGATCTCGCCTTCGGCACCGTCAACGATCGCGCGCACCTTGGTGCCGACGCAGAACCGCTTGCCGGTAAAGCGGCGTCCCGGCAGGATGCGGTACGGTGCAGCGTGCGTGCGTGCTTTGCTCATCGCCGCCCCCTGCTGCTGACCAGCAGCGCGACTTCCTCGGCGGGCTCGGCGACATGCCAAAAGCCCTGGTCGGTTACCGGATGCACGATAGCGCCGCTGTCGATGGTGCTCGCTCGCACGCTGAGTACATGCCAAGCCGCAATCCAAATGGGCGTCTTGCGCCCTTCGCTGTCGATGCTGGTGAGCCGGATCATCGCCGCCCCCGCTTGCGCTCGCGTTTTAGCTGCGTCAACGCCTCAAGCACTGCCTGCTCGGTGGCCCAACGCGGTGCTTTGTAGATCAGCGAGAGCAGCGAGCCGATCACGCTGTTGCCGAGCGGGGCGCCGGTCTCGGCGTCCTGCCGATAGTTGTCGCTGTCGCGCAAGTAGCACAACGCGCGCCGGACTAAGTGATCCTGGTCAGTCATCGGTAATCCCCCTCGCGGTCCTCTTGCTCGTCGAGCGTCTGCTCAACATTGAGGTCGTGCTCTGCATCGGCCAGCGCGGCATCCCATTTTTCGCCGAGCGGATAGGCGTCCGCGAATTTGCCGGCCGTAAGCAATGCCGCGTCGAGCTTTTGCTGAACCAAGCCCCAGCCGAGCGGCCAACCATCCGCATAATCGGGCTTGTTCATTTGCACGATGGCACGCACCGCTGCACGCACGTTGGCAACGCTGTGATTGCCGGGGCGGCTGATGATGGCAGTAGCTTGATCGAATGTCATTTGGTCCGACTCCGTTGTTGAGCGGCCCGATCCCGGTCTTTGCAGCCCCCAAGATGCTACCGGTCGTAAGGGGCTTCACTGTTCAACCGAGCCGCCCAATGCTATTAAGCCACATAGCTTAGTAGTTGTCAAGCGGTTAAACGCCTGTTATCGCACTGCAGCAAGGGTAAATTCCGGCCAATACCGGCCAAGGTCAGCAATGCTTACGTTTTGAGCTCAAACGCTTGACATCGGCGGCAGCGGGGAGGACGTTTCCACCCCGCACTGATTCGTCCCCCGAGAACGCCATGCGAACGGATTATGTCGTTGCCGCCGTGCTCATCCTGGCCGCCCCGGCAGCGGCAACCGACATCACCCTGACGATCCCGGCGTCCGAATGGGACAGCTTCGTGGACACCTTTGCCGCCGGGTGCCGCGAAGTACAGGCCGGCTTTCCCTCGGCCAAGAAACGCCTGGCCAGCGAAGCCGAGCTTCTCGCCTGCGCCAAGCAAGCGCTGGCCGACCACGTCGCCACCCAGATCGGCATCCGCCGTGCCGCCGAGGCTGCTGCCGCAGCCAGCAAGCCAGCCACGCTGAGCGTGAAATGAAAACCGCCCCGGCGGCAAGACCGGGGCGGCAGTAGCTAGAGGCAAACGAACGGACGATATCCAGAGCACAGGATAGGCACAGGATAAGGTCACGGACAGATGTCCATTAGCGGCAAATCCCCGAAAACGCAAGTTCCGGTGCTGCGATGACCCGGCTCGATTGGAACCGGGCGCGTAGCCGTGCCGCCGATTCACAACGGCGGTTCAACCAACAGCGTCTGCGTGAAGACGCTGAGGCAATGCTGGCGATCACTTGCCCGTTCTGCGGTCATGTTGGCCGCATCCACAACTTGGAATTACTCAAAACAAAACAGCGGCCGGCCCGATTAGCCTGTACCCGCTGCCATCGTTCGCATCAATTCAAGCGGGAGGACAAATAGCCCTTCTGCAGCCCCTCATACGCGTTGGCCGTCAGCTGGACCCTAACCACGCGGCCACTGGGCAAATGAACCGGTCCCTACCGAGCCGACAGGCCTCCCGTTGCCGCGGCTTGCAGGGGACTAGCTGGTTCAAAGCTTTAAGTTCTTGGACTTGGATGAGCCTGGAAGAACCTCCCCAGGTACGGACCCGCAAGCTGCCCGATCGGCTGCGGTCGTCCCGAGCGCCAGACGTGAGCAGCGGCGCGGGTGACAGCCTGACCCCACCCTGTTCGATGCATTTTGGTGTGTTTTTGCCGCACTTTTCGTGCATCGTTCGCCGTCGATCGGATGCGGCACATTATTGCAGAAAACCGCTGTAATCTGCCGCTCGAGCCCAGGACGGGCCGGAGTGCGCCTCGAGCACCAAGTTCCACCGCTGGCTCAATATGATAGCCGGCGCAGCTTGACGCGGAGGCCGGGCAGCTGCAAAGCTGCCGGCCGAACGCGGAAAGATGCCCATGTACCAACGCGATAGCAGAGGCTGGCTGAAGGACGAGGACATCATGCGGGAACTGCGCCGCATCGCCTACTCCAGCCGGCACGAACGGCAGGCACGCAGGGCGCCTTCGATGGCCCGGATCGCTGCCGCTTCAGGAATGATGAAACATCATATTTATTCCCTGCTAACCAGCCAATGCCGCCTCACCGATCTCACCCGGCAGCGCCTGTCCATCGTACTCGGTCAGGATGAGTGAGCTTAAGCCGATCCCCCGCTAGGATCGTAGTCCTCTTCTCACCGCACCTGCATACCACTGGAGGGGCTGTAGAGGTTCACTCTCATGGCAGCCGCTCTCAGCCGGCCGGCTTACAGTTGTTGTCCTGGGCGTTGTCCGGGGCGGGCGCGCCCGGCAGATCCCACAATAATTTCAGCAGCTTGCGAGAAATCAGCGTATACTGCGGCAGTACGGGCTCAAGCCACCCGGCTGACCGCTGGTATCCAGGGGGGGAGGGGGGTGCCCCCGGGGCGCGCGCCGGCTCCCAGGCGCCCGCGGGCCTCGACCTCCGGAGTCGAGGGCGCCCCCACGTTGGTTCACCCCCAGGAAAAAATTCAGAAAGGCTGGTGATGCCGAATGAACACTCCAACCGAGTTCCTGCCGATAAGACGTTGGGGAGGGTGAAGCCCTCCCCCCCCTTGTCCACCCCCATAAAAAATTCTGGATTAATGGGGGGTAATTCAGAAACCCCCGTTCGGATGGCGTCCGTGTTCGGATGGTCCGAAGACGGTGCCGGTTCGAAAGTGGTGTGGAGTGTTTCCCGTGAAACCGCTGCTGTGGACGGCGTTAGTGCTGGTTCACTCCTGGTATCCGCTCGACTGCTGCGGTGACCGTGATTGCCGGCCGGTGGCCTGCTCCGAGTTCTCGGCTGACGGCAATGGCGGGGTGATGTTCCGCGGCCGCAGCGTGCCCCGGCACCAGCTGCGGGCTTCGCAGGATGCTGGCTGTCATGTCTGTAGCAGCCAGATCAGTCAGGTGAACTGCGTATTTCTGCCGGGGGTGACCTAGGCTTGCTCTCCTAAGCAATGTGGCTTATGGTGTGATTGGCATCACGGCTCAGGGTCTTTGCGACGACCCGAAAGCTGGTTCCGTAGTGGTGGGGTCGCATCCACCCGATCGCCGCCGGTTGCCGTGATGTCGCGTAGGCAAAAGCGCGTTCACGCGCGTCTTTGCAGTGTGTGAAGGGCGTAATGGCGGCGGCCGCGGATGCGCCGCGTAAGGCCGCCGCTATCGCCCGGGCAGGGCGAGCAATGCTGTTCTGGCTCATTTTCGTGCCGCTGCTGATCTGGCTGCTCGGCGCTCCGCTGTGGGCGGTGGTGCTCACCGTGATCGGCCTGTTCTTGCTGTTCTGCCTCATTGATGCGGCGGCGCACGGCACCCCCGGGATGCCGCGATGAGCGATTGGTTCGGCGGTGATGATGTCCCGTGGCTGGCGTTCTTGCTGCTGGTCCTGATCTGCTACGCCGTTGCCGGCGGCTGGGGGATTGTTCTGGGAGCGGTCCTCGGCTTGCCGCTGCTGGTGGGGATGCTTTCCGGGTTGCGGCGATGAGCGAGTGGCTGTGATGACCGACATCGTGCAGCGGATCGACTCGGTGGGCAACGGCGATACGTGGTCGTCCTATGAGGTCTTAGGTCTGCTTGCCGAGGCCGGTGCCGAGATCGCGCGGTTGCGCACGGCGTGTCGTCAGTCACAGACAGCGGCCGAATACTGGGCGGGCAAGTGGGTGGAAATGACGCAAAGACGATGAGCGAATGGCTGCTGGTGGTGTGGATCGAGGCCGGCTTGCTGGTGCCGGTGATGGGCTTCGCCTGGGAGCAGGAGTGTCGCTACACGCTCAGCCAGTGGGAATTCCAGGACGGCGCCCGCGGCGAGTGCCTGCTGGTGCGGCACCTGCCGGCGAGCGGCCGGCGCACCGTGGTGATCGGCAAATGATGCAGGGATGGCGCGAATATGTCGGTCGGCTCTGGCAAAAGGCGTGGGCCTGGGCGCAATCACCAGCGCGAGCAGCAGCTGCGCGAGCAGACGTTCCGGGTGCTGCGCCGCAAGCACCGGCAGCGACGGCGCCACCAGACCAAGCGGCGGTCGAACCAAGCCCGCGGCCGGTAATCACCGTTGGGCTCAGCGAGGAGCAGCGCGCCGCCCGCATGGCGGCCCGTAGCAAGGCACTCGAGCTAAAGCGCCTGCGCGAGGTCATCGCCGACGACCTCAACGACAGCCTCGACGCCATCAGCAATATCGAGAAGCGCCGCTATCGCGAGATCGCCGGCCTTGCCGACGGCAAGCAGGTGATCGAGCGCATTCTCAACAGCACCTTCATCGCGCTCGATCACATGGAGGTCATGGCCGGCGGCAGCGATCCCATCGTGTTCAATCCGTTCCACCCCGACTACGCCAATGATACCCGCGATCTGGCGCAGATCATGTGGCCACTCGACTTCGGCACCGTCGGCAAGGAAGCTGACGGCACCCGTCAGTTCGTGCATTGGCGCACCGCCGAGGCCAGCGAACTGCGCGGCAGGATCAGGCTGGTGCCGGCCAAGATCGCACACGGGGTTTCTTACTGGCTCTATCCCGACGGCCATTGGACCACCGACAATTATTATGCCGGCCTGATCGGCGACCGCTGGGTTAGTCTCGATCACGGCATGGTCAATCGCATGCGCCGAGCGGGCGGCACCCTGGTGCAGACCCGCAGCGAGGCTACCCGCGATGAAATCAGCCGCTCGCTGCCGATGCTGATGTCGCTGGCGTTCACCGAGCGCTACAGCTGGCACGCCGCGCTCGGTCGCGGCAATTGTCGCATCATGCTGCCGACCAATCCGCAGGGTTGCCTCGACCTGTTCGGCAATCGCATGCGGTGTGATTATGAACAGCGGCGGGCGGCGCTGCGCCACTGGGTCAAGCGGCATTTTCGCGAGCAGGGCAGCATGGGCCTTGCCTACGTGCGCGATCATCTGCGCGGCGCCACCGAGTTCAACTGGTACGACCTCGACTGCTCGCTGCAAGTGTCCGAGTTCGATCTCGAGCGCAACGAATACTTCAAGGCCGAGGCCGACGCATGGCGCGCGCAGCGCCAGCACAACCGGGTGCGGGTAAGACTGAAATGACCGAGCTAACCACTACCGCCTTTGCCGCAGCGTTTCGCCGGGTGATCGAGGTCTACGGGCTGACCGTGTCGGCGCTGCAGCGGCGGCTGGCGGCGCAGCAATATGACGTTAGCGTGAACCATCTCAGCGACATCCTGGCCGGCCAGCGGCGGCCGTCGCCGGAACTGATCAACGCCATCTGCCGGGTGCTCAAGCTGCCGGCCATGGACAAGGAAACGCTGCACCGGGCGGCGGCCAGGGATAAGGGGTTTTCCATATGAGCGACGTGCTCGATCCCGTCCGGCCGCCATCCGGCCGCCAGATTGTGCAGCTGCAAAAAGACGCCACCGCCGCGCTGCAGAAGGCGGTCGACCAGATCGGCGTGCAGATGAAGGCGCTGGAGATGGCGATCAGCGTCTGCCGCGATCGTCCCACCGAGGTCATGGCGCTGGCGCGGCTGATGCGCGACTTCCTGCTCGAGCCGGCGCGGGTGAGCCTGGAGATCAAGCTCGATGACTGACAACCTTGTGGCGCGGCTGCGAGATATGGGAGCCGCGCTATGCCGCGGGGACGATGTGGAAGCAGGCGAATTTTTATGCGCGGCCGCCGCCGAGATCGAGCGGCTGCAGCGCGAGCAGACTGAAGCCTACGCGGCAGCGAACCACAATGCCGAACTGCTGGCAAAAGTGCGGCAGGAGAATGAGCGGCTGCGCGAATGAGTGCATGTCTCGAGCTTGCCGTCGGCACGGCGATGGCACTGTGGCTGCTGATTGCGGTGGCGCGGCGATGAACGAAGCCCCCGCGATGCCGGAAACGCCGTGCTGCGGCAATTGCCCGTACTGGATGGAGACGCCGGCCGCCGGCACTGGTGTGCCGCGCCTCGCCAACACCGCGCCGATCCGCAACGGCATTTGCCGCCGGTTCCCGCCGCAGCTGCTGATGGTCGGCTTTGGTCAGTCGCCGATCGCCAAGCCGGGCCTGCAGCAGCAGGCAGCGCCGATGATGCAGGCGATGTTCCCGCCGATGACCGAGTTCGGCTGGTGCGGCGAGCACCCGCTCAGCCATGCCGCGCGCTTCTTCGACAACATGCTGCCAGTGCAACAGGAGGAGCAACCATGATCTCGACCGACCTCGACATGCTCACCAACATGGTCGGCAGCGCTGCGCTGCAAGCGCGCGATGCCATCAATGCCGCGGACGCCTCGGAGCACGTTGCGCCGTGGCTCGGCCATCCGATCTATGAATTGCTGGCCAAGGCAGCACAGGAGAGCATCGAGGCGGCGCAGAACAACGACAAGCTTTCCGCCACCATTGCCCAGACCTTGAAGCAGATCGGCGAAACCGAGGCCAAGCGGCAAGCCGAGATCACCGACGTCTATAACCAGATCAATGCGCTGTTGACGCGGCTTTCCGAATTGACCCGCGCCCAGTTGGGCTGATCGTCGCCCTCGACCACGATCGCGAGAACGACTATCGTGCGCGGCCATGAAAAAATCATGGCGCCTCGCGGCGAGCGCGCTGCTGATCGTTGGCAGCGCCCACGCCCAAGTCAGCGTGATCGGCCCGGTCACCCCTGGCAATATCCCGGTATTCAACAGCACGACAGTGTTGAAGGACAGCGGCGTTGCCGGCGGCACTGGCGGCGTCGCCACCATCCCGGCCGCCTATCCCTGCTCGCCGCCGATCGATGGCGCCGCCTGCGTCAATTCGATTTTCTCCCCGCCGCTGATCAGCGCCTTTAATCCCGGCACTCCCTCCGTCCTCTGCCCGATCAATCAGAACTGCACGTATTCGGGAAACAATGTTTTCCCGTTCAATGTATTGAGCCCCAATCTGTTGAACCTCGGGCTCAACGCCCAGGTGCCGGCCGGCGGTGCGCCCTATCCCGGCAAGACCTACGCGCTGTCGTTCACTTCATCGGGGCTGACCGGCTCGCCGATCACCTTGAGCTACACCGCTTCGAACACGCCGCCGTCGCCGCCTACCGACGGCGCTCCCGACAGCACCAGCAGCGCCGTCGCCACGCACTTCTGCCAGACCTTCAACGCCAACGCCACCTTGCATAATCCGCAGACCAAGATGCCGATCATTTGCGACAGCATCACCGGCGGCGGTTCGTTCAACATCCAGTGGTCGGTGCAGCTGGGCTCGACCGGCTCGCCCACCGGCCCCTCCGATCTGGTGGTCAAGGATGCCTCGCCGGTGCAAACCGGCGGCGGCCTCACCAGCAATACCGGTGGCGGCGGCTGGAACCCGACCACCGGCGCGCTCGGTCCCGACCGCCTGCAGCTGGATTTCGTCGAAACGTTCTGGGGCCGCCACATCCCCAACTACAACCCGGTCAACGGCGACAGCCCGATCTGCTTCGCGCTGGCCGGCGACGGCAACGCCCCGACCCCCAACGTCGGCGCGCTCGGCGTGATGTGCTCGCAGATCTCGAGCGCCGCGGCGGGAAATTTCTCCAACAACTTGTTCTTCATGACCTGGAACAGTTCGGTCCAGAACATCCAGCTTGGCCTGCTCAACGGTACGGCGCTGTACGGCACCGGCTCGCTCGCCCCGGTCGGCGCTTATAAAGGCCTCGGCACCATGAATATCGCCGGCATGGCCGGCGTCGGCGGGCTGTACTTCGATGGCGTGCAGTTCGCCAGCAACACCGGGCTGACCGCACCGTCAGGATTGGTAGCCGGCGGCACTGCGGCCGGCTCGATCTTAACGCTCAAGAGCACCACCAACGCAACGCCGACCGCTTCCGCCAACGTCAATTTTCTGGCTGGTCCCAACACCATCTTTCAAGTGACGCCGACCACCACGGCGCCGGTGAATTATTTGCAAATGTGGGCCGCTTCCACTGGTAACGGTCCGACCATAGCAACGGCCGGTTCTGATACCAACATCAACATGTTTATTGGCAGCAAAGGCACTGGCTGGATTCAATTCTCGGGGTTTGGTGCTCAGTCAGGGGCAGCTAGCTTGCGGCTTTCATCAACCGCATTGGCGGCGCAAAACGGCATCCAGATTGTCGGCGTGCCCAGCGGTAGTGCTCCATTAATTCAGGTCGAGGACCTAGGCGGCACCGGCAATGCCAACATCGGCATGATCCTCCAGACGATAGGCACAAGTGGTCTTACCGTTTCGTCAGCCAGTGGCACCGGCACTTTTTTCACGGCCATCCCGAGTTCCGGCACAACCGCGAATTTCTTGCAAGCGCAAGGCGCGCTGACAACAGCGCCGCCGATTCTCTCTGCGCAGGGTAGTGACACCAACATCAGCATCAACTTGGTACCCAAAGGCACCGGCGTCGTACAGGTCAACGGCACGCAGATCGCCACCGCCAATCTTGCCGATGTCACCGGCGTGACCAACTGGACGCCGGGCATTGCCTTCGGCGGCGGCACCACCGGCATCACCTACACCGCGCAGTTGGGCCGCTACGTCAAGATCGGCAAGGTGGTCGTCGCCGATTTCGACATCACCTTGTCGGCGAAAGGTACCTCCACCGGCGCCGCCACGATAACCGGCCTGCCGTTTTCTTCCGACTTGAACATGACGGCAACCGGCAGCATGGGGTTCTACAACAATGTCACTTGGGCGGCGGTGCCAGTGGTGCTCTCGCTCGCCACCAACAGCACCGCGGTCAACATCGAGCACCAAACCACCACCACGATCCTGACCGAGGCCGACACCGCCTTCACCAACACCTCGCGCATCGTCGGCACCATCAGCTACATCTCGCAATGAACATCGAGCCGGTGATCAGCGCTTCGGCGCACGATGTGGCGCCGTTCCCGATGCAGCGGTTTCTCACCTTCCTGTCGCACCTGAAGGTGCAGAGCAAGGACTACGGGCTGGTCAAGTTCGAACTGCTCGGCTCGCAGCGCTATCTGCTGGAGCAGATCGCCGACGGGCTCGAGCAGGGCATCACCACGTTTGTTATCTTGAAAGCACGGCAGCTGGGAATTAGCAGTTTGCTGCTGGCGCTCGACATGTTCTGGGCGTTCGAGCATCCCGGGCTGTTGGGAACATTCATCGCCCACCAGGAAACCATGCGCGACGATTTCCGCGCGGCGGTGGAAGTATTCTTCGCCGAAACGCCGCAGAAGTACATCAAGCGCTACGTGCGGCATAACAGGAATTTGCTGATCCTGAAGAACGCTTCGAAATTCAGATATCTCATCGCCGGCACGTCGGAGATCCGCAAGGGCGGGCTGGGCCGCGGCGGTGCCGTCAATTTCTCGCATGCAACGGAGTGCGCATTCTATGGCTCTGGTGATGATCTCGCGGAGTTCCGCTCGCAGACTTCTGCGCGCTATCCGCACCGTCTCTACCTCTACGAAAGCACGGCCAACGGATTTAACCATTGGTGGGACTCTTGGCAGTCGGCCAAGGAAGACCCGACCAAGCGCGCCATCTTCATCGGCTGGTGGAGGGACGAAAGGAACCAGATAGCCGCCACGCATCCGTTCTTTCCGCTCTACGTGCCAGAAGGCTCCACGCTGTCGGCGCTGGAGCGGCGCCGCGTACGCATGGTGCGCGAGCAATACGGTTTCGAAATCAGCCTGCAGCAGATCGCCTGGTACCGCTGGCATCTGGCGGCGGAAAAGGATTCCGATCAATCGATGATGGACCAGGAATATCCGTGGACCGAGGACGACTCCTTCCAGGCCACCGGCTCGAAGTTTTTCTCGGTCGATTCGATGACCTCCTGCCTGCGCAGGGCCAAAGGCGCGCCCTACAAATTATACCGCTACCGGCTCAGCACCCGCTTCGAGGAAATCGAACTGCGCCCGTATAATGACGTGCGCGCCGAACTGCGGGTCTGGGAGGAAGCCTCGCCGCTCGGCTACTACGTGGTGGGCTGCGACCCCAGCTACGGTAGTTCCGATGAAGCCGACCGCAGCGTGATCTCGGTCTGGCGCATCTTCAGCGATGCTATGGTGCAGGTTGCCGAGTTCTGCTCCAACAATCCGAGCACCTATCAGTGCGCCTGGGTGCTGGCGCACCTGTGCGGCTATTACGGCCAGCGCTGGTGCATGCCGGTGCTTGAGATCAACGGCCCCGGCCAGGCGGTGTTCGATGAACTTGAGAAGGTCCGCATCCACGCCAACGAAATCCGCCCCGACAGCGAGGACGCCAACATCAGGAACATTCTGAAAAACATGCGGCATTATTTCTACCGCCGCATCGACAATCCCGGCGGCGGCGAGAATTTGTATCAATGGCGCACTACCGAGGAACTCAAGCGCCGCGCCATGAACATGCTCAAGAACGGACTCGAGCTTGAGCGGATGATCCCGCGCAGCGTCGCGCTGCTCGAGGAATGCCGCCGCATCGTCAACGACGCCGGCCATATCGGCGCCGAGGGCCACGCCAAGGACGACCGGGTGATGGCGGCGGCGCTCGCCTATCAGGCCTGGAGTTCCTGGGGCCAGCCCAAGTGCAAGGCCGCCGGCATGACGCAGGCGCGCGCCGCCGAGCTAGAGGCCAGCGGCGGCACCCCGCCGCCGCTCACCCGGGTGATCGAAAACTATTTGAAGCGCGCGCGTATCCAGGCGCAGGCATGATGCCGGAACTCACCGCCGCCGAGATTGAAGAAATCCGGTTTCGCAACAACCTGCAGCGTGCGAATGCGGCATGTCAGGCGGTGGCCGGATATTTTCGCCGCCACGGCTATCAGGCTAAAGCGATCCCGCAGGCATTTGTCGAGCGGCAACGGTTCAAGGATAAGGGCGATGTCTGGATCTGGACCGGCAGCAACCCGGCGCGGCAGCATGTAGAGGTCAAGCGGCGCAACCTGGATTTTACCTGCGCCGGTGATTTCCCCTACGACACGATCAACATCGATCGCGTGAGCAAGCCTGTTCTTTCGTTCATGTATGTCAGCACCAATCGCAAGTTGACGCATGCCGCGATCGTGCGGGGTGACAACTGGGACCAGTGGAGCATCGAGGTAGTAGACGAACCGCGCCGTGGCTATCAGCCGTATGAAATCTATCGTTGCCGCAAGCAGGATGCCGAGTTCGTCTGCCTGCAGGCAGCGGCGGAAACCGGGAACCCGTTTTTCGGCCACTGTGGCTGCGGTAACCCGGGGCTTTATTGGGACCTGGGGCACTGGTACTGCAACGATTGCCGGCAGCTGATGTTTTAGCGTATTTTGCCGGGCGTGAAGGGCGGCCGGGTAGGCCGTCCATGGACCATTACATCCTGCGCAGCTGGCAGTGTTTGAACAAACGCTGCGGCCACGCCTTCGAGAGCGGCGAGCGCTACCCGGAGTGCCCGCGCTGCAAATGCGTGCGGGTGGATTGGATTCCCGGCGGCGGCCACACCGCCGGCTCGGCTCCGGCACTCGACCGGACGCTACGCGACCTGGTGTCATCGTTCGGGCTCACCGACATCAACAGCGCCGAGCGCGGGCGACAGGCGAAAAAGTTACAACCGCAACCGATGAGCTCTGGCGCGCAGATGACATTCGCGCCCGGCTTTGCCGCGCCGGTCACGCCGCACGCCGTCTGCGTGCCGGCGCCGAATGTGAGCTTCAAGGTCAAGACTAAGGTCGGCGACCGCGGCGCGCTCGCGCCATCGCCGAACCTGCCGTACTCGGAAGCGACCAGCAGCAACACCCGCATCGAGGGCCGCCATAAGCCATGATCATCGCCGATAGCGCGCGCAAGCAGCAGCGTGATTTGCAATGGGTGGTCGATACCTGCATGGGCTCGGCCAAGACGCGCAAGGAATTATACGAACGCAGGCGGCAGTATTTTCTGTTCGGGACGGCGAGCGATGCGGAAATCATTTACAACCGCATCGAGTCGCACCTGGACCTGGTGGCGTCGTTTCTCTACAGCAGCGACCACGCCCAGTTCGCGTTGTCGGCCGAGCTAAATGCCGGTGACGTCCAGGTGCGGCAGTACTTGGCCGCGCAGGACAGCTTCAACAACGATTTCCGCGATGCCAATTTGTTCGACAAGTTCGGCGATGCGATCATCGGCGCGCTGGTCTACGACAGCATGATCGCCAAGGTCGGCTGGTCGGACGTGCATGAGGAGCCGACCTGCAGCCTGATCCTGCCGTGGCAGTTCGGCGTGTTCTCCGAGGAACTCGGCGACCTCGGCGAGCAGCAGGCGTTCGTGCACACCTACCATATCGACTACGATCAGGCCTGCCAGCGGCTGATCCGCGCCGGCCTCGCCGACCGCATCAAGGATCTCAACGTCGTCAACACGCCGTTCGAGAGTCCCTTCCCCGAGCTTATTACCCGCATGATTATTAGTAGTACGTCGGGCGAGAACCTGAGCGGCAACGTCACCGGCAGCGTCAATCCTTCCTATATCGCGCGGCCGTCCTACCGGGCGGAAGTGGACCGGCCGCTGGTGGCGTTCCGCGAACTGTGGGTGTGGGACGACGACGCCCAGCAAGGCCACGGCGACTACCGCATATTCTTTATGATGGACAACGAAATCATCCTGTCCGATTCGAAGAAGACCATCGCGGCGCTGCAGAAGGCCGGCGGCTTCGCCGCTCAGCGCGAGCAGATGCGGCAATTTTATAACACCGACACCAACCTGTTTTTCCCGCGCGAGCATCCGTTCGTGCAAGTGTGCCCCTATCCCGTGTACGAATACTTCTGGGGCAAGGCGCACATCGACAGTTTAATCCCATTGCAGATGTGGTCGAACGAACGGCTCGACCAGATCCACGACATCCTCGAGCGGCAGGCCTATCCGCCGCGGGTGATGTCGGGCTTCCTCGGGCTGACCGATGAAAAAGCCGAAGCGTTTGGCGGCGCCGACAGCTGGGTAGTCGACCAGCTGCCGCAGGCCTCGGTCAACGAACTGCATCCGCAAATGCCGCCGGATATTTTCGCCGACTATGCGCAGATCGGCGCGCTGTTCATGGAAGCCAGCGGGCTCACCGATATCCTGATGGGCAAGGGCGCGCCCGGCGTGCGCTCGAAGGGACAAGCAAAAGAGGCGGCCTCGACCGGCAGCGGCCGGATTAAAAAAGCGGCGACCCGTTTGGAAGAACCGTTGGTGAGGATGGGCGACCTTGTCTTCAAACTGAACATGCGCAACAACGACGACCCGATCATTCCCGATCCGCAGGAAGGCGGCCGCCCGGGCGATCCGTTCTATTACCACAACATGGTCAGCGACTACACCTTGCGCGTTGCCGGTCACAGCCATTCGCCGCTATTTGCCGACGACACGAAGGAACTGAGCGCTTTCCTCTACAAGGCGCAGGCGATCGACAAGGAAGCGCTGCTGCGCTTGTTGAATCCGCCTAACAGGGATAATCTCATCCACGCTCTACGGGCCCGCGAACGCCGCGCGGCAATTGCCCAAGCGGTGCGGGCCCAGACCCCGGGTGGCGGGTTGCCACCGACCGGAAAGGCAAGGAGAAGAGCAAATGGCTCGCAAGCACAAGCGTAGGGGCCGTCGCGGCCGCCGCCGCAGCAAACGCTGAAAGTAGTTTCGCGCGGGCACCAACACGCCCTTCACGCACCGCGCGTTATCAAGCCCCCGCCGGCCGATGGGACCGCGCGGGGGCTTGTCTATTGTGCTCGCCGCGCAACAAGACTATTAATCGCGGTCGAAGGGCGCACGCGGGCTAGATTGATGCCTGATGCGCTGCCAATGCCGGGCGGGCCGGGTGCAGGCCCCCCAGGCGCACCACCGTCAGTTCCCAAATCGCCGACCGGCGGCCCCGGCGGGCCCGGTGCCTCGCCGATGCTCTCGCCCGGTGCCGGTGCCGGTAGCCGCGCCGCCGCCATCCAAACAATCAAGACGCTGATCCCGGGACTGCTGGCAACCAGTTCGGCATTCGAGGCCGGCTCGAAGGAACAGCAGGCAATCCTGCGCGCGGTCAGCGCGCTCAATCCGCTGTTCGGCCGGGCAGAAGGCGCCAACATGGTGCCGGCGGGCCTGGCCGCGCTCGGGCAGCAAGCCCGGCAGGGGCCGCCAAGCGCGGCCCCGCCGCCCGGCATGGCCGCCGCCGGTCCCGGCGGGCCGCCACCGCCGCCAGCAGCGCCGATGGGTCCCGGCGCCGAAGCAGCATAGGAGAAAAATCATGCCGGATTATCTGCGACCGAAGAAGGGTACGAAGGCCGACCTCGGCAAGCGTCAGATGGAGGAAGGGATCTTCCGTAACCCGCCGCAGTATACCCACTGGGGCGGCCTCGCCGGCGAAAGCAAATGGACCAAGCCGCGCGGCAAAACCTACGACATCGGCTCGCCGGCGCTCGAGCGCGGCGGCCCCTCGTCACAGAAAGGTAAGCCGATCTGATGGCCGACTACGCGCAAGCGCTATCCAAGCGCGGACTCTCGCCGCAGATGTCGGCCGAGCTTGGCGACCTGCTGCACGAACTTTCCCACAACAAGAAAACCCGCCGCCGCATCGCCGAGGCGATCAAGGAAATCTCGCCGGAATCGCCGCACGCCGCCGCCTTCGCCGATATCGAGCAGGACGACAAGTTCGAAAAGTTCAAGCAGGAACAGGAAGAACGCGACCTGAAGCAGCAGCGCGATGAAGTATTGGCGCGCATGAACAAGCAGCGCTCCGGCCTGCTCACCGGCGGGCCCGACGGCTCCGGCCGCAAGTACAGCGAAGACGACGTCAAGAAGATCGAAGACCTAATGGCCAAGAAGGGCATGCACGACTACGACGACGGCGCCACGCTGTATGCCGCCAGCCTGCCGCCGGTCGAGCCGGGGGAAGGCGGCGTGCCGCCGGTCGCGCACGGCCAGCGCTGGGAGATTCCCAACCTGAAAGAGTACGCGGCCAATCCGGCGAAGGCCGCCAACGATCGCGCCCACCAAGTGATCGCCGAACTGATGAGGAAGCGAAGGTGATGGCACCGCGCCGCAAACATCCATTGCTGAGAAAGTTTTGCCAGCACTGCGGCGAGGAGATTCCGCCGCGCAAGATAACACGCCGTGGCTATTCGCGTGGCTACTGGACACCAGTGAAATTTTGCTCGCAGCGCTGCAATAATCTTGCGCGTGGACCAAGCAAAGGTTTCATCCATCATTCCGGCTATCGCGTGTTCAGCATGGGCAAGCGCGGCAATCCTATGGCTGAACATCGCTTGGTGATGGAGAAAATGATCGGCCGGCCGTTGCGGCGTGATGAAACTGTGCATCACAAGAACGGCCAGCGCGCAGATAACCGGCCGGACAATCTCGAATTGTACAGTGGTCGTCACTGCAAAGGATCGCGCGTGATCGATCAGGTGCAATGGGCGCAAGAAACATTGGCGCTCTATCGCGATCTGCCATTTGGCCCGGAATACATCGAGCAAGGCCGCAAGGCTTTGTTAGATGCCGGCCTCAGTCAAATAGGAGGCTAACATCCCACAGCTTGGATCGGGAATCATCCCCGCTAGCGGTGCAATTGCCTCCGAACTGACATCGGTCGTTCGCCGCGCGTTCATGAACAAGGTATATGTGCAGATTTGGCGCTCGGCGCCGTCGATCTCGGCGCTATTGGGCTCCGCTCAAGTCGCCACCGGCGGCCTCTCGCCGGTCACCGTGCCGCTGCAGGGCACGCCGATGGTCACCGGCCAGTGGGTCGATTATTCCGGCAGTTTCGCGCAGCCGGCAGTGCAGCCGGGTATCCAGAATGCCGAGTACAACTTGAAAGGTTTCGTGACCACGATTCCATTTTTGGGCATGGAAGGTCTGGTTCAGCTGGATTACTCGATCGTGCCGCTGATCGAGGCGCGCATGAACGACAGCACCAACGTAACGATCGATCAGTTCGCGACCAGCTTGTTTAACAACATCAGCAATAACCAACAATTGGTAGGACTGCCGGGCGCCATCGATGACGGTACGTTCCTGGTCACGTACGGCGGTGTTTCGCGAACCGCGAACGCATTCTGGAAAAGCGTGTACGTGCATAACGGCTCGCCGACGACGCCGACCCGCAATCTGATGCTGCAGTATATTGCGCAGGTCAGCAAAACTACCGGCGAGATCCCGACCTTGGGACTGATGGGTTTCGGCACTTGGACGCTGCTGGCTCAAGACTTTACTTCCAGCGAGCGCTACGTGATCACGCCGGGCAACGCGTTCGGCGCGGACAAGCCCGAGGAGTCACTGTTCCGCGCACTCGACGTGGCCGGCGTCCCGTTCTATGCCGACCCCTATTGTCCCGAGGGTACGTTGTATCTGATCAACACAAATTATCTAACACTGTTCCTGCACGACCGGGCAGCATTCAGTTTCACCGGTTTCGAGAGCACGCTTCCTAACAATCAGCTGGGCTATGTCGGTGCCATCCTGTCGCTGCTCGAACTGGTAAACGTGAAATGCAAGGCGCACGGCAAGTTCGATAATCTGAGCTTCTTGAACATCTGAGGTCCAGCCATGCCGCAAATGAGAGGCCCATTTCCGCTCCCGATCCCGCTCGTACAGGAAGGGATGAACCGGCTGGCCCTCGTTTCGGGCGGCATGTTCTATTTCCCGAGCGGGACCTATCTGGTCAACACCGACGCAAATTCCATCGTGCAGGTGTGGGACCCGGTGGAAACGCAGTGGCGCACCTGGATGATTGCCAGCGGTCAGGATCAGCTGATGACCGATGGTTACAATTTCCGCCTGATCAACTTCGTCGGCACATTGGCGGGCGCCACGATCGCGTTCACCGCCGGCTCGGGCGCGACCAACGGCATCGGTGCCGCCGCCACCGGCGTGGCCTTGGCGGTGTCGGGCGCGCAGACCGCCAACGTGGCGCAGGTGGCCACGCTCTATCCGATCGTCGGCGGCAGCGTTGCCGCGCCGACCATCACCCAGGGCGGCTCCGGCTTCACCGTGCCGCCGTTGATCGTGGTCGATGCGCCGCCGGTCGGTGGTGTGCAGGCGGTCGCCACCTGCCTGATCTCGGCGGGTGCGATCAGTTCTATCACCATGCAGAACCCCGGTGCCGGCTACATCGGCACGCCGAACTTCTGGATCATCCCGCAGCCGACCCAGTATCAGGGCAGTCCGGCGGGCGGCATTGCCGCCGGCACCATTCCGCCGCCCGGGCTGGTACACCCGAATAATGCCGTGCCGGGCAACCAGAATACTTCGACCACGGGCGGTGCGCTGCTCACGCCGGTGGCGCTGACCGGCAGCGGCACCCTGACCGGGGTCGGCGTGATCAATCCCGGCGCCGGCTATATCACCGCGCAGCCCACCGTTGCCGTCACCGGTGCCGGTGCGGCGACGGTCACCATAACCGGCGTCGTGCTCACAGCCGGCGTCATCGCCAACGTCCGCTCGCAGCCGAGGATGGAGTGATGGAAGGCGAACGCATCGCCCGCGTGCGCGTCACCAACGGGCTGGAGCAGAACTACAGCGACCGCTACGACGGCGTGCCGGTCGAATTTGCGCCGGGAGAAACCAAGACCCTGGACTTGGAAACCGCGGCGCATCTGTTCGGCTGGCACCCCGGGGCGAGCGTCGAGACGGTCACCCGCTACATCGGCAAGCGCCAAGGCTGGAACTCGACCGCGCATCTAGCGCGCGACGGGAGCGGCAAGACATTGGCCGAGCGGATGGGCGCGCTGATCAGGTTTGAGCCGGTGTTCTATAAAGTGGTCGAGGAAAACCCCGACCCGAACGCGCCGGTCCCGGCCGACCCGCAGCCCGAAGCGCCGTCCTCGATCACCACCCGTTACGAAAGGCTGCAGGCGCGGGTCAACGCCAGCCTGCGCCCATAGGAGGCCGCATGTACGCCTTGATTATCGCCATGCCTGCTCCCGCCGACCATTTGTTGGTGACCGAGTTCGAACATGAAGAAGCGGCGCAGGCCGCGGTCAAGGCGATTGCCGAAATTGCCCCGCGCGCGCAGTGCCGCATCGTCGAGGATGCGCCGCGGGCAGACGCAACGCCGGAAATCGAGCACACGCCGGCAGAGCCGAAAACCACCATCAGCCGGGGCCGTCATGGCTAAGAAAAAATATGCTGCCGAGCCGGCAGCGGCCGGCGACCTCGACCCGCTGATCGCCGGCCTGGTCGCCCGGCTACCCGGCTCCGGCGAACCCTGGGCGCTTGCCGACCGCAAGCTGTGGCTGGAGGTAATGGAAAAAAACTTTCAGATCGTCTACCACGAACCGGAACCACCGCCGGCACCGTAAAATGAATGCTGCTGTCCGACTATATCGCGCAGGTTCAATTTCTGGTCCATGACCAGACCAATGCTGATTTCAGTACCAGTGAACTGACAAACGCGATCAACAACGCGCGCAACGCGGTGTCGCTCGACTTCCACTGCGTGCGGCCGGTCTACATTGCGCCGCCGCTCAACGCGCCATTCTCGCCCAATTACATGCCGGTGTCGGTGATCCAGCATGTCGAGCTTTACCCGCTCATCGCGGTGAACGGCCAGAACAACCAGATCGTCGGCGCCAACGTGCTTGCCGGCGGCGCCAATTACACGGCAGCGACGACGGTGGCGTTCGGCGCCCCGGTCCCGGCCAACGGCGTGCAAGCGCTCGGTGTGCCGGTGATCGTCAACGGCGCAGTCACACAGATTAATATGACGCAATGGGGCCAGGGCTATCAGCTGAGCCCGCTGGCGACGGTTACGTTTACCGATCCGGGCGGCGGCAGCGGCGCATCCGCGGTGCCGATCACGTTCAACAATGTGTTCAATGTGATTTCTATTTCCTACCTCTGGGGCAACCAAAGGTACATGCTCAAATATAGGGGCTTTACTTTGTTCCAGGCCTACATGCGCTCGCTGCTGACGTTCAACCAGCGGGCGCTGATCTGGACGATCCATGAGCAAAGCGGCAACGTGCTGATCCAGCCGCCGCCCGACCAGCCCTACGTCAGCGAATGGGACGTGCTGGCGATGCCGCTGCCGCTGGTCAATCCGACGGACATGGATATTTCCGTGCTGCCGCCCTGGAACGACGCGGTGCAGTACTACGCGGCGTATTTGTGTCTCACCAAGCTGCAAAATTTCGAGCAGGCCGAGTTCATGCTGAAATTGTACAGCGTGCGCGTTCCGAAAATCATCGTCGGCGCCGGCGGGGTAAGAATACCCAACCCCTACCACAGGACATTTCAACGTAGGGTGGCAAGGTGAGCAATGCACAACGAGCAGTGGAAACAGATTGCTGGGTTCGCCGGTTACGAGATTTCCGATCATGGTCGGGTACGGTCTTGCGATCGGCAGATCACAACGCGCGAGGGACAGCGTCCTAAGCAACGCCGGACCCTTCGCGGCAAGTTGCTCGGCCGCACAATTGATGCTCGCGGGTATCACCGGGTTTGCCTATGGCGGGGCAATCGCCAATTCGGGCGGATTGTTCATAGGCTTGTAGTCGAGGCATTCATCCGCAAAATCGGGCGGCGCGAGCAAGTCAATCATCTTGATTGCGACAAGGCGAATAACACCCTGGCCAATCTGGAGATCACGACGTTTGCTGGCAACATGCAGCACGCTATGCGCGCTGGCCGGATGGCGAAAAAATTGAATGCAAGGCAGGTACGTCAGATCAGATTATTGGTCGCGAGCGGGAAAAATAAAGAATGGGTTGCTGAACGGTTTGGAGTAACCCGCACCAATGTGAACAGCATTGTGTTTGGCAGAACGTGGCAGTGGGTGGCGCGCTGATGCTGTCGCCGCTGGCAGCTGATCAATCGCAGCTGTCGCCGATGGCGCGGCAGAACGACGGCGATGCGCCGGCCGACCCGGAATATGCCGAGCAGGCGCGAACCGGCGGGCCGCTGAAGGTGACGGTGCGGCCGCCGATTCCCGAGGCCTACATGGAGCGAATGAAGACGTTCGAAGGTTATAGCTCGAGCGCCTATCCCGACTACAAGCAATACTCGATCGGCTACGGTACCCGCGCGAAATATCCCGGCGAGCGCATCACCCAGGAGGAAGCAAACAGCCGCTACCAGGACGAAGTATGGAAGGCTGCAAACCTAGTCGATGAGCGGTTCCCCGGCTTGCCGCAGGGACCGCGCGCTGCATTGGTGGACCTGACCTACAACAGCGGCACCGCATGGATGAACGCCGGGCTTGGCAGCGCGGTGGCCAATCAGAACTGGCCGCTGGCGCAGCAGCTGCTCGGCCAGTACGTGCATGCCGGCGGGCGAACACTGCCGGGTCTGGTCGAGCGGCGCGGCGAGACTGCGGGCTGGATGGGCGGCGCCGAGCCTGGGGCGGCAGCGCCACAGGCGCAGGCACAACAGCAGCAGCCACAGGCACCGCAGCAGGCGCAACAGCCGCAGGTCCGCACGCAGCAAGCGGCGCAGGCGCTGCAGCAGCCACTGCGTCAGGTCGAATTTACTTCACCGGACGTTGCCGAGGACGTGCGGTTCGCCGCACAGGCACCGAAGTTCCCGGTCGGGCAAGTTCAATTGAGCCCGGTGGAGCAGCGGCGCGTTGGTGCCGGCGAGCCGATCGAGGGCATCCCGTTCGAGGAGGGTGTCACCGGGGCGATCGGCCGCAGCGCGGTCGGTGCGGTGCAGCAAGCGTTCACCATGCCGGTGCCGAGCGCTGAGGCGCCAGTGGGCTCGCGCGAATACACCGAGCAGGCGCTGCCGCATGCAGGTGAATTGGCGGGGCTTGCCACGACCGGCGGTCTTGCGCGCGCGGGCGCAGGTCTTGGCGCGGGCGGCGGCAAGGTGATCATCCCCGCTGGCGAGGAACTGACGCATGGCATCAGCCAAGTGAAGTTGCCCAAGCCGGTGTCGGAAATGGCCGCGACCTACGAACCAACAACACCCGTGGTGGAGAAGCAGATCACCCCGGCCGAAATGCAGGGCGGACTGCTGATCCCAGGAATAGGCGATCGCTCAATCGCAGGTCAGCAACTGACCGGGGTTGCCGGCGAGCAACTGCCGGTGCCGGTCGAATTGCAGGGCGGCCCCGGCTACATGCCTGCGCATGCCGAGCGCGGCGCTGCTTGGGCCTCGGGGCCGTCGGTAGTATCGGCACTTGAGAGCAAGGCGGCAGCGCTATCCGAAAAGAGCGGCAAGCCGATCTACTTTCCCTACACGGCCATGGGCGAGCGAGCGGTTGATTTCTCCCATCATATCTCCGACACGCTGGCTGAATTGCTTAAGGGGCGGCGCATCACAAACCAGAGTGCCATCCTGTTTGATCGCGACATGCGGCGCGTTAGCGCTGATTACCCAGCCGTCAAAGATTGGCCGGGCGTGAAATCGAGAGGACTGCGCAAGTATCTGGCAAACGCGGGCGGCGATGTGCGCAATAAATTTGCCAAGACAATGGACACGCGGTTTTATCAGGACCGTGGGTTCCCGTCCGTCGCCTTGGCACGCTTCGCCGTCACCGACCCGCGATTGCTGCACGAACGCACTGGCGCCAGCGGTCTGCAAATTTCGCGCGTGCCCCCCGGCGTGAAGCGGCCACCGTCGCTGCATCGCACGTATCCGGAAGCATTGCCAGGGCAGTATGTCGGCGGGTTCGGCGCGTCGATCCCCAAGGAACTGATGTACCCGGACATAATCAGGTCGTTTAAACGCCAGGGTTATGAGCCGTGGAGGTTTGATTATCTGCTGTCACGTTTGCCCGCGCGCGCCGCTCAGACTGCGACCCAGCAGTGGGTAGACCGAGCTTCGGAATTTCTGCGCTCGAAAGGCGTGCTGCCCAGCGGTGCTGCGTTAGCTGTGCTCGCGAACGAAATAGTTGAATCTGGCGATCGAAAGTAGATTGCATGCCATCACCGCTCGCACAGGACCAATCGCAGGCCTCGCCGCTGGCGGCGCAGAACGCGCCGGGCGCGCGCGCGCCCGCGCCGCCCGACTTCACCAACGCCTACAATACCCAGCTGACGCCGCAGCAGGAACAGCAGTTCCAGGCCTGGGCGAAAAAAGAAGACCGTTTAAACGATCTCGCGGTGTACGACTTGCGCGGCTGGTGGAAAGCCGGCGCCAAGATCGACCCCGCGAGCGGGCACTTCACCGACCAGTTCAAGAAACCGAGTCATCCGACGTTCTCTGACGAATCGATCTATCACGGCGTTGACGGCTTCGAGGGCGGCCACTGGACCGAGCAGCCGAAGGGACAGTGGTCCTACCGTCCTTCGTCCACCAATCTACAAATGAACGGCGGGCCGCAAGGCTTGCAGGACTATTTCCAGCGGGTCGAGCCAAGCGTGAGGCTCGAGCAGCCGACGTTCGAGCAGCTGTATCAGTACCGGGCGCCGACACCGCCCGATTATCCCTGGCAGGCGACACCGTCGGGCCGTGGCCCGATCTCGCCTGGTGGAATATCGGTTGCCAAGCAGGCGGCGTTCCGCGGCGAGCAGCCGCCGGTAGCACCGCCGACACCCGATCGCGGTTATGGCGAGAGCGCGTTCCTGCCGCGAGGGCCAGACCCGAACGCGCCGTTTCCGAGCATTCAAGAGCGCAGCGTGATCGGCACCATGCCGAATCGTGAGTATCAGCCGCCGCAAACCGGGGACACAATGGTGATAAATCCGTACACCCCAGGCGAGATAAAGAAGTTCAAAGAAACGAAAGGCACTGGCACCTGATGCCGCCGCCCGGTCAAACCCAGCGCAACGCCTCGAAGTTCATCGTCTTTGAGAATTTCGACAAGATGAACACGCAATCGCTGCGCTTTGGCATGTCCGAGCGCGAGCTTGCCTGGGAAGAAAACCTGCAGCCGATCGCCCCCAACAAGCACCTGAACATTCCGGCGCCGATCGGGATGAGCACCAGCATCCCGCAGACCATCACCACGTACTTCTTCGCGCCGATCGGCGGCGTCGATTACCTGATCGCCTTCACCACCGCCGGCTCGGCCTGGAGCATCAACACGGCGACGTTTGCCACCAACAAATGGGCGCCCGATTTCACGTTCTCGGTGCCGGTCGGCGGCGTCGGCGGGCCCGACGTGACGGTGTGGCAGGAGCAGCGGATTCTGATCGCCGATAGCCAGGCCGGCTACTGCACCTTCGACGGCGCCATATTTGCGCACACCGCCGGCACCAACAGCACGGTGTCGCCGAACATCGCCGTGACCGCGGGCGGTGTCGGCTATACCAGCCCGCCGTCGGTCGCCATCACCGGCGGCAGCAATCAACCGACGCTGCCCACCAGCGCGCCGACGGTGGCCGGCAGCAGCGTGCTCAATTTTGGGATCACGACCGGGGTGGTGGACGGCGGCGGCGTGATCGACACCAATCCGGCGTCGGCGGGGGCGATCCAGCCCGGCACCGTGGTGGTTTCGCACACCAGCACGACGGTCACGCTGTCGCTGCCGGTTGTTGCTCCCGGCGTGCTCGGCGGCGACCACATTACGTTCAGCACCGCGGTCGCGCATGCCGTGCTTACCGGCGGCGTGGTGACCTCGGTCGTGCTCGACAATCCCGGCACCGGCTATTTGGCGACCGACATGCTGGTCGTGTCGTTCGGTCCCGTCGTCGGTCCCGGCTCGGGCGCCGCCGCGCATGCCGTGATGTCGGGTTCGGGCGTGCTTTCGATCAGCGTCGTCAACACTGGCTTCAACTACGGGTTCGGCACCGGCATTTCGATTAGCGGCGGCGGCGGTTCAAACGCTGTTGCGCATGCGGTGATTAATTTCCAGGCCGGCGGCCGTATCAGTCAGGTCATCGTTGACGTTCCCGGCAGCGGCTATACGACCCCGCCGACCGTGACTGCCACCGACCCCACCGGCCGTGGCTCGGGCGCGGTGCTGGTGGCGGTGCTTAACCAGAGCGTGGCGAGCGTTACGGTCGATACTGGCGGCAGCGCCTATGCCGGGCCGCCGGTGGTCAATTTTGCCGGCGGCGGTGGCTCCGGTGCGGCCGCCCATGTTCCGACAATTACTGGCGGTGCAGTGCCCGTGCCCGGCGGGGTAACGCTTGATGCTGGCGGCACCGGCTACCAAACCGCGCCGGTGATCACATTCACCACCAGCGGCACCGGCGCTGCCGCCTCGGCGCATGTCTGGCCGACGCTGGGCGGCGCCGCGGTCACTACGCTCGCCGTGTTTCAGGGCCGCGTCTGGTTAGGCGGCGGCCAGCAATTGCAGTGGACCGGAACGCAAGGTTACGACGATTTCAATCCCGCGAATGCGAGCGGTGCGCTCCTGATCACCGACCCTGACTTGGTCCACAAAATCACCGCGCTGCGCGCGCTCAACAATTATTTGTTCATCATGGGCGACGAGAGCGTCAAGCAGATCGGCAATATCAGTCTTAGCCCGTCGGGCAATGTCACGCTGTTCACCATCCTGACCCTGAGTTCCGACCAGGGCACGATCTGGCCGCTCAGCTGCGGTTCGTTCAACCGCGTATTCATGTTTGCGAACGTCAACGGCGTCTACGCGGTGTTCGGGACCAGCGTGCAAAAAATCTCCGATGACCTCGATGGCATCTGGCCGCTGATCGATTTCTCGCAGCAGCCGCAGTCGGCGGTGATGGACATAAATTCTGTCCACAACATTGGATTTTTAGTCCGGTACAACGACCCGGTGTTCATTCTCGCGCTTGCCACCAACGCCACCACTGCGGCCGGCAATGCGATCCTGCATTTTGCTTCGACGGCAGGTGTCGTAGACGGGTCGCAAATTGTAGACACCAGCAACACAGCAGTGATTCCGCCCGGCACGGTTGTGCTGTCCCATACCCCGACCACGGTGACGATGAGCGCCAATGCCACCGGCGCCGGCGTCGGTAATGGCGACGCCATTTTCTTCGGCGCGCGCGCGCTCATTTTGGTGTTCAACGGCAAGAAATGGTTCTTCACCAGCCAGGGTACGACACTGCGCACCATGGTGGGCGTGCCGTCGGTGACCACGGGCAAGACCCTGGTGTACGGCACCGGCGTGTTTCCTCCCACCACCGGAGACATCACGCAACTGTTAGCGTCGCCGTCGGGCGGCTTTAGCTTCAAGACGGCACTAACGCATCACGGCAATGCCGTGCAAAGAAAAAAAATTATCCGTGCCGGCTTTTCCGTGTCCTCGAATTCGGGGGAAACCGTCACCATGACGGTCGAAACCGAGAACGGCGCGATCAACTATGCCAAGCCGGTGACCGGCAACGGCTTCCAAGTAGTGTCGTTCGTCGCCGATGGCGCCGGCCGCTATCTCGGGGCGACGCTGTCGGCGCCGGCCACCGGCGGCTTCGTGGTGCATGGCTTGGCGATCGAATATCAGGAAACCGCGCTGTGGGGATGACCGATGACCGAGTTCCGTCCTGACTTTGTCAGCTTTGGCGATGTCGCCGGCTACGGTGCCTGGGACGACGGCCACGCGCGCGAGCATCTGACGTTCGTGCAGACGTTCGCGCAGCAATCGCCAGCAATCCTGATCCCGGCCTATGACTTCTTGACTTTTCTCACCGCCGGCCAGGGGCAGCAGCAGCTGCTCGAGAGCCATTTCGCCGTGCATCAGATGCTGCGCAATGCCACCGGGGTGAACGGCGTAGATCTCACCCAAGTGCGGCTCGACAATGCTGATGACCTGATGGGGTGGCTGAGTTACCATCGGGACGAACATGCGGCAATCCGCCAGGTATTGGGGATGTAGCGATGTTTGGGTCCGATTACTTGAAGAATTTCGGCATCGAGCCGTTCCCGTTCAGCAACGTCGATTCGCAGGGCGGCATGTTTGGCGCCGCGTTCGGTTTTGCCGTGCAGCCGCCGTTCGATCCGACGGCGCAGCAGCAAGGGGCGCCGCAACCGGGGGTGCCCGGTGCCCAGGAAGCGCCCGCGCCGCTGACCTCGGGCGCGCCGATCGCGCCCACCGCCACGGCAATCCCGGGACGCCGGACGGTCGCTGCGCTGGGGGCGCCGCCGGGCACACTCGGTGGCAGCGTGCTGGCGCCGGCCGCGCAACAATCGCCATTGGGAGTGGGGTTCACCGGCGCTGATTTCGGCGCTCCCGAGCCGGGGGTAGGCTCGCCGCTGGCGCCGGTCGCAGAGCAGCCCGCCAACCGCGCCCCGGCGGCCGGCGTTGGCGGCCAGTTCGGTGTGCCGGAGGTTTAGCCTATGGCGCTCGGCGATGACGGTGGTGGTGGCGGCAGTAAGCCTACGGCGGGACCGCTTGGCAGCGCGCTCGACCTGGGCGTGCTCGGGCTCGGCGCTGGTGCCCTCGGCTTCATGATGGGCCAAGGGCCGCCGCAGCTGCCCGCGCAGTATCAGCAGGTGGAACAGTTCGCGCCGTACATGTACGGGCAGGGCAATGCGCTGTTTACCGAAGGACAGGGGTTGATCACCAGCGGCCAGCAGGCGCTTGACATGGCGCGGCGCGGGGAACTCACCCCCGAGCAGGCCGCGCAGCTGCAGCTGTCGCGCCAGGGGCTGGAAAATGTTGCCGCCCAGACCTATGCCGCGATGGGCCGCCCCGGCCCCGATACTTCGAGAATTGGCACCGAGGCCGACATCCAAACCCGCGTCACCGCCATGGCGCAGAGCTATCTCGACACCACGATCAAGATCGGCCTCGGCGAGCTTGGCGCCGGCACGCAATTGACCGGGCAGGCGCTCGGTTTCGAGAGTGCGGCAAACAATGCGCTGATGGCGGCCGGCAACGCGCAGATCCAGCTGGACAAGCAATACAGCGACAGCTTCACCAATCTGTTCGGCAGTCTCGGCAAGATGGCCGGCAGCATCCTTCCAGTATTGGCGGTCTGACATGCCGAAAGGTGACCGGGCAAACGGCGACGGCGACGATACGGTAACGATCGTAAAGCCGCGCGTGGTCGAGCCCAGCGAGAGCGTGCCGGGCAGCTTCGGTGGCCAAGACCCGTTTTCGCTGTCGCCGTCGCCGCTGGTGGCGGGCCGCATCAATGCGCCGCCGCCGCCGGCACCAAGCGCACAACCCACAGTGAAGCTGCCGTCGGAAGACCCGAATAGTCCTTATAACACGCTCAAGATTTTGCAGGACAAGGCAGCGGCAGATAAGAAGGCAGCAGACACGGCTAGCAAACGCTGGGACGAACTGTTTCCCGATCTGATAAAACGATTGAACAAGCCGCCGCCGGCACCGCCGGACCTGCAGCGGGTGCGCGAACCGCCGCCCGACTTCAAGCAGTATCAGAAAGGCACCGGCATGTTTCTCGCCGCCTCGGGCTTGCTCGCCGCGGTGGCTGGTAGCAAAAGCCGGCAAGGCCTCACGCTCGCCAACAATGCTTTTGCTGCGGCGGCGGATGGCTGGCAGCAGGGCAACCAGTTGGCCTACAAGAATGCGGTTGCGGATTGGAACAATCGCGCCGATCAGGTCGCCACCAACAACAGGATCGAACAAGCAAAGTACCAGAACATTCTCAACAACGATCAGATGAACATCGACCGCAAGATTGAGGCGATCAAGGTGGCGGCCGTCGAGGAGGGCAATCACACGATGCACGCCGCTGCCGAGGCGGGGAACATGCTGCAGATCGGCAAGACACTGGATGCGATTGCAATGGGAGGAAAAAAGTGGGAGGCGCAGGCGGAAGTAAACAGAGCGCAACAAACGGCGGCTGATAGCGGCCTCGCGCTCAACGCAGCGCAGTGGCGTCAATGGGTAGCCGAAGGTAATGATCTCGACACTGCGGTCAATCCGAAGACCAACATGCCGTTCACCGACGGGGAAAAAGCCGGGATCAGGCAGAACATGCAGACGTTTCAGCCGCTGCAAACTGGACCAGGTGGGCGGGCGCTTGCCGGCAACATCCCGCGGACGGCACCAGCGATGTACCTGCAGCGATTCCGCGAGCAGTTTCGTGCCGACCATGGTGGCGCGGAGCCGGGACCGGATGAGATCAGCGAAGCGATGGGGAGATATTACGGTCAGACTGCCGAGGCGCGGGTTCGTCAGTCTGCGGCGGCGCGCGCTGACGCTTCTGCGCTCAGCAAGGCGCGCCAGCAGCAGGCCGCCATCCTGTCGTTTGAGCGCACAGCGATTGCCAATGCTGAAGTGTTGGTCGATCTGGCCAAGAAGGTTGATAAAACCGGTAAGCCTATTCTGGAGCGATGGATTCGAGCAGGCCGTCAGGCGACCGGCGATCCCGTCGTTGCGGAATTTAATTTTCAATGGACCAATACGAATGCGGAAATCGCCCGCATCATCGCGCAACCGAACATGGCCGGCGTTTTGAGCGATAGTGCGCGACACGAAATGCAGGCTTCGCTGCCGTCTGCATCGAGCGCGCAGCAGGTCGAGCGGGTGGTCAAGCTGGCGATCGCCGATATGAAACGCCGCGAAGCCGCAATCGAGGCGACGATTGCGGAGATTGAGGCACGTTTGTCGGGAGAAACGCCCGTAGCAAGGCCGACGACCGCACCTGCGCGGACGAGCGCCCCTGCTAGCAGTGATGACCCTGCTGGGATTTTGGGACGCTAATGTCGAAGATCGATGACATCCGCGCGATGTCGCCGGCCTATGCCGACCTCTCCGACGATGAAATTGCCGACCGCCTGTACCAGAGCAAGTACGCCGGCAAGCTAACGCGCGAGGAGTTCAATCAGCGCATGGGCATTGCGCAACCATCACAGGCGGCTGACATCGGCCGTGGGGCGTTGCGCGGTTTGCTCGGCGCGATCGAGGCGCCGGTCGGCATGATGGGAGAGCTTGAGCAGGCCGAGGCCATGGGCCGCATCGTGCCGTGGGGGCAACCGCCGCAACGTGAGCCGGCGCCGGCCCCGAGCGTGGCGCCGAGCCTGACACAAGCGATCCCCGCCCCAAAAAGTTTTTTAGGGCGGACAACTGAAACCGCTGCCAATATTGCGCCGCTCGCTGCAATGTCGCCGGGTAGCGTGCTGCAGCGCGCTGTCGGCGCGGCGGGTCAAGCGCTCGGCTCCGAGACGGCCGGCACCGCGGCCGAGGCGGTCGATCCTGATTGGGGCCCGTATGGGCGGTTTGCCGGTGGGTTGATTGGCGCGGTTACGGCCGGGCTTGCCGCATCCGAACGCGGTCTGGCGGCCTTGCGTGGAAAATTGCCGACCAACAAACAGATCGCTGATGAGGTAGATGCCGGTTACAAGTCTCTCAGGGAGTCGAATGCGCGTATCAGCGAAGTTGGTTCGATACAACTGTGGGATCATGTAGAGGCTACGGTGCGCGCGGATGTCCACCCGGAATTGGCGGACAAGACCTACAAGATAATCCAAGATTTGGCACCGGGCGGCGAGCGGACGGTTGCTGACATTGATGCAACCCGCAGGGCGCTAAACAGTATTAAGCCGACCGCACCGTTGAACGAATATCCTGCAGCGCGTTCTGCGGTTCGGGGCATAGATGAGTGGTTGTCCAATATACCCGATCAATTTGTCATGTCTGGAGATCCGGCGCGCGATGCGGCGATCCTGCGCAGCGCACAACGCAACCATGCGATCCGCCGCCAGCTTGACGATGTCGAAGAAGCGACGGCGCGGGCGCAGCGGCGGGCGGCGACTTCGCCCAGTGCCGCGGCGCGCATCGAGCGGGCGCGCGAGCAGATCCGTACAGTTCTTGAGAGCGAAAAGAAATCGCGCGGCATGTCGCCCGAGGTCAGAGAGCAGGTGGAACGCATTGTATTGGGCACCGCGCTTAGTAATTGGGCGCTACGGCTTGCCCGCTTTGCGCCAGAAACCCCGACCGCGGCGCTGTTCACAATTGCGACCGATATTGCTGTCGGCCGGGTCTATGCTGCCGCAGTGGCGATGAGTGGGTTCATTGCCAAGTACCTCGGCGAATACCTGACTGACCGGCAGATCGCCCAACTTGAGCAATTGATGCGGGCCGAGTCGCCGCTTGGTGCGCCGGTTGCACAGCAGATGGCGCCGCAGATGGCCGAGCAGGCCATGATACCGTCCGTTGCGGCCGCGCGCGCATTGGTGACAGGTGCGCCGAGCCCGCTTGCTCCGCAGCAGTGACAGGGGGATACTTTGGCCATGCCGTCAGTCGCGCGCCTCGAGCAGCAAGAGCCGCCGGGAATCGCTGCCGTGCGCGAAGACGGCGAGTTCATGCAGGTGCTGGAAGATACGGTGCGGCGGATTCTTGCCAACCGCAAAACCAAGCCGGAAGACCGCACGGCGGCAATCAACGCCGGCATCAAGTTGCTGGCGATCAAGCACCGGATTTCCGGTGGGGACGTAAAGGGATTTTTCGATTGAGCGAAACGCAGATCAGCCGCCTGTTCGCCGAGAATCCGCCGGTGCCGCCGGTCGAGAGTGATGCTAGCGCCCGTTCGTTCGTCGACACGGCGCGCGCGGTTGCGGCGATCTGTGCGACGCGCGTTTTGCTATTAATCGCGGTGATCACTGGGGCGGTGATCTGGTCGTTCACCGTGTATGCGCCGTCGCCGGACCGGCTCTACGCGGCGATCGCGTTCTCGCTGGTGTTCGTGCTGCCGCAGGTCGTGCTTTACTGGAAGCGAGGGTCACATGCCACTTAAGCGAGGGTCATCCGACGCCACCCGCAGCGAAAATATCCGCGAAATGGTCCGCAGCGGGCATGATCCGCGGCAGGCCGCTGCCGCTGCCTACCGCCAGCAGCGCGAGAGCGGCCGCAAGGGTAAGCGCGGCAAGCGCAAGTCGCGGCGCAGTGCGCGCCGCTCACGGAGGTATTGATGGGCAAATTCTCGCTGCAGGACCGTTTAATCTACGGTTCATTCACTCCCCGCCTGGGGCCGGGTTGGCTGTGCAACACCGCCCTTAACCAAAAGCTCGGGCCGCGGCTGACCGACCCGCTGGTGCGTGCCACCGACGACCGGCGCGGTGCCGTGCCCGAGGAGCATCACGACGCGCGCATGGCCGACACCATGTTCGTGCGGCCCGGCAAGCGCAAGCGTAAGGACAATCCGGGCTACTGACCATGGCCGCGGTTGACTCCGATAATTCATACTACAACATCACCGCTGCTGGTACTTATCAGGTCAAGACCGGGCCTGGAGTTCTCCATTCCGTCACGCTGAATACCCCGGTGGCGGCCGCTACGGTCAAACTGTACGACGTCATTGTTGGTGTGGCGGGGGCAATTTCGTTGTGCAACATAGTTATCCCGGCGTCGCCGCAATGTTTGTCGTTTGTCTACGATGTCGCCTATAGCCAAGGGTTAGCAGCTGTCGTCACGGGTGCATCTGACATTACGATCTCCTACAAGTGAGCGCGCAGATGACGGCAATCGACGGCAACAATCTGGTGTACTGCAATGTTGCTAACCCTGGTAGCACGCAGATAAAAACTGGTGCCGGTGTTTTGCACACGCTGGCAATCAATGCCCCGGCGGCGGCTGGCAGCATTACGATCACTGACGGTGTCATTGGCGTTCCCGGGCCTGTCCGTATGGGCCTTGTTGGGCTACCGGCAGGGCAGCAGCCGGTAACACTAATCTACGATGTAGCGTTCAAGCAGGGTTTGGTTCTACAGTTTAGTCCCGCAGGCCTTGATCTGAGCGCTTCGTTCCGCTGAGGGTGCCGCATGTCGTGGATCACCACCGATAGCGTTCTCGATGCGGTCGCCATCACGCCGTCGGCGGCGCTGATCCCCAAAACGCGCGCCGTCTATGTCGGCGGCACCGGCTCGCTGATCGTTACCACCGCCAACGGCTCGGCCAATATCAGCTTCCTGGCGGTGCCGGCCGGCAGCTTGCTGCCGCTGTCGATCATCGCTTTTACCGGTGGCACCGCCACCGGCGTGCTGGCGCTCTACTGATGTGGCTCGGCCTCGGCAACCGTTTTCCGCATCCGGCCGCATGGCAGGTGGCGGGCGGTGGCGGTGGACCGCCGGCAACCGGGGTGACCTTGCGTGATGGGCTCACCGGTGTGACGCTGCGCGACGGGGTTACTCAAGTAGTGGATCAGCGGCCATGATCAGCATCACATTCAGCAAGGACGAAATCGGTTTCCTGCGCGGCGCTATCGACCTCGCCATCCGCCAGGGCGGCACCAATGTCGCGCGGCAATTGCTACCGCTCGATCAGAAGATATTTGAGGCTTACGAAACATCGGAACGGCAAGCGGCAGCTGACAATATTGGAGCAAACGGCAAGCCGCGGGAGAGCCGTACGCTATGACCGTTCCGCTCTACAATCTAACTGATACTTGGACCGGCGCTGGTCAGGACGCAATCCTGATGAGCGTCACCAGCGGGGGCTTTGCCGGCAATCTCATTCGGCTCAATGCTGACGCTGCCGATGTCTTCAAGATAGCGAAAACGGGCGTTGTTACTCTTGGTACTGGGACGCTGGATTTCGCTGTCTCCAATGCTGGTGCCTGGACGCTTTCCGGCAGCTTCATATGCGGCGGCAGTGCTTTTGCCGTACAATCCAGCAGCGGCAACACCGTCCTCTATTCAGCGGGAGCGCTGCAATGGGCGTCCAGCGGTCTCTCCGCGCCTGACGCGAGTATCTTCCGCGACGCCGCCAACATACTTGGGCAGCGCAACGCTACCGCTGCGCAAGGCTTGCGCGTCTACAACACCTTCACCGACGTGAACAATTACGAACGCGGGGTCCTGGATTGGACGACGACGGCCAATGTGCTGACAATAGGATTGCAAGCAGCCGGAACCGGGGCGCTTACGCGTAACACTTTGCTGGTCAATCCATCAACTGGGACATTACAACTTGGCGGCACCGGCATAAACAGTGGAACAGGTTTTCAGCAAAGCGGAGCATCCGGGGGGTTGCTGCAATTCGTCAACGGTAGTTCCATTGCTTTCCAATACTATGCAGCAGGCAATCAAATTTCGATAAGCAATGCCCTGAGCTTGGGATTTTCGGCGAACGCTAGTGTCTCTGGCACCAGCGACATTGCTTTCACTCGAATTGCTGCGGGTGTGCTTGGCATCGGCACCGGCGCCATTCCTAGCAGTGCTGGTTGGTTCCAATGGGGCGGCCAAGCGCGCGTCACCGCCGATGTTGCCATCACCAGCAACACCACGCTCGCCAACGTCGCCGGCTTGACTGTCAACGTCCAGGCCGGGCGCACTTATAGGTTCGAGGCGGACATCCTGTGGACCGACGCGGCGACGGGTGGCATTCAGCTGGCGATCAGCGGCACGGCGACGGCGACGGCTATTCTCTACGATGGCTGGATTGTGGACAGCGCGGCGAATGGCATCAAGGGCAGCGCCCAGGGCGCGGCGCTCGGCGCGGCGGTGGCCAATGCCGCTACTACCGGCACCGCCGGCCACGCGCAGATCCGTGGTACGATCACCGTTAATGCCGCCGGCACCTTGACGGTGCAGGCGGCGCAGTTCGCCAGCAATGCCACCGCTACCACGATCAAACGTGGTAGTTCTTTCTACGTATATGACACTGCATAGGTGACGCATGGGCACGGTAACGATCACAAGCGCTGGCTTCGCCGTCCTGCCGGCGAGCGCACCGACGCATTGGCCGCCTAATCTGGTGTGGCCGGCAGCTGGCAGCGTTAATGCCAGTAAGGCGTTCACGATCAGCGACGCCGACGTGCAACAGATGCTGTCGTGGATCGCGGAAACCTACAACGCCACTCTGGTCGGCAACAATCCGCCGCCGGTGACGCAGCCGGCGACCGCGTATTTCCTGGCGTGGTTGACCGGGTTTATGAAGGCAACCACCGATAGCGTACAGCGGCAGCAGACACTGCCGCAGACCGTGCCGCCGCCGATCGTGATCCAATGAGCACGCTACCAACCCCAGTTGCCATTGCGACACCGACCGTCGGCACCACCCCGGTGCAGGTAGCCGGCCCAAATTCGACGCGGCTCGGGCTGTACGTCTTCAATCCGTCGGCCACGGTGACGCTGTGGATCACGGCGGTGCCGGCGGCGCCGTCGGTAGGCGGCAACGGCTGCATCGCCATCCAGCCGTCGCAAGGATTGTTTTTGGGGCCGCCGAACATGCCGCCCTGGACGGCGGGCATCAACGGGATAGCGGGGTCGCTCGGTAATGTCATTGCGGTTCTGGAATTTGCCGCGCAGGGAGAGCAGCGATGAAGGTGGCGCTGTCGAGCGGGCATGGTTTGATAGTGCGTGGCGCCGCCGGGCACCCCATTCCTCCGTGCATGGACGAAGTCAACGAAGTCCGCCGTTTGAGCGAGCGGGTCGCGGACTATTTGGAGGAAGCAGGCGTCGAGGTCGCCGGGCCGTTCCACGACAATACCTCGAGCGATGTCACCACCAACCTGAATACTATTTGTTCCTGGCACAACAACAGCGCGTTCGGCGGCGGCGCACACGACTACGACATCAGTTTTCATATGAATGCCTATGACGGCAATGCGCACGGCACCGAGGTTCTCTACGTCAGTGACGCCGGCAAGGCGCTGGCGACCCCGTTGTCGGCGGCGATCGCGGCAGCTGGTCCGTTTACTAACAGAGGGCCAAAGCTGCGTACCGATCTCAAATTTTTAAATTCGACCCGGGAGGTCGCGGTGCTACTTGAGACAGCATTTTGCGACCATGCCGGCGACTGTACCACGCTCGCCGCGAAGTTCGAAGAGGTCGCACGCGCGATCGCCTCGACCGTATCGGGTCAGGCGATCGGCGACGTGCCGCCCGAGACTGAAACGCCACCAGTGACGCCGCCCGGCGCCGTGTTTTCCGTGCGCGGCCGCATGTCGACCTTTGGCGGCCCCGGCGATACTTCCGGCGTTTCGCCCTCGGAAGGCTTGGCTTTCATCTACAGCTATGACGCTGAGCCCGAGCACCAATTTCTGTTTTTGCCGCAGCAACCGCCAGGAACCACAGGGTTAGCCCGCAGATTGAACCCGGGTGTTTTTTACGTGGCGTGCCGGTGGCCATACGAACGGCCCGGCTGCAGCAAGGCTGACCTGCAGCGGCCGTCGGTGCAGGCGCTGGTGCGCGCCGGCGACACCGCATATCTAGCGGCGCCGGCGGATTGGGGACCAAATGAGCAGGAAACCGGCGGTCGCGTCGCCGACCTCTCGCCTGCGCTCGCTG